AGATTGCTCAAAGGATATAGTAGTAAGTCCCATTGAGGTGTTGAATAATTACATTACAGAAATTGATGGAACCTATTACAGATATTATGGATTATATCAAAACTACTATGATTGGTTATATCCATTTCAGGTAAATAGTTATTATGAAGCAAATAATCCAGCAGGAGAGTTGAAACGGTGTATAGAGGCAGGAGATTGCTATAAAACAGTTTGTTTCAATCCTATTGCACTTGAACTTCAAAAACGAATAGCACAAACTGAAGTTAAAGCATTAAAGGTTCAACTAGAATTATTAAAATATTCACAGAATATAGTAACTAATTCATTGATACCAAATTGGGAACAACAATATTCTGAATGGTACAATAGACCTGCATTTTTTGTATCCAAGCAGCCAGGTGTTAATATCTTTACCGGTATAACTGGTGGAGGAAGAACTGGCCCTGTGACACAACCACTGTCATTATACAATGTTAAAAGTGTAAAAAGAAAACCAATTAGGGGTAGTAGATACGAGTTATTGGCTCGATCTAAAGGACTAACCGGATCTCAAGTTGGTGAATGGGTATATAACATCTTTTTTGGAAACGATCCTAGTGTAAGTTCTACTATAAAACATCCATATTATGATCAAGGTTATTCTGAGAAAAACGGAAAAGGCTCATTTGTTACACAAAGAAATGGATATTACATATACTCATACGAGGATTCAAATCCACTTAATAACCCACCGTGGCAAACTCAATATGCAGAGGTGATGAAAGATCCATCGGAATATACGGAAAGATCTTTTGTAACGAATCCAGCAAATGTTGTTGATCAATATCCTGAATTTAAGAAAATTGGTTTAACCATGAGAGATTTGGAGTCTTTAGAAGGTTACTCCGATGAAGGATTTAGAGAAACTTTTAATATATTTCAAGATGATTTAACAAATAAAAAACCACCAAATATTAAGAAAGAAGAAATATCTTCCTATGTTAGAATAGAATTTACAAATCCAATTGGTCTAGACAGAATTGCAGATTTTCCAAATGGATTTGTTAGAGATGCTGGTAGTGAATACTTTTTACCATATCTTGTTCAAGTTACCCCAGGTCCAAGTGGTAGACAGGCAACTAGAAATAATATTGCCGTAATAGGTATGGACCCATATGGATTCGATGTTGCAATCAAGAAACTAAATGTAGATGATGATAAGGAAAATCGCTCAAGGGATTACTGGTGGGCAACCGCTGGTGATTATTTAATCAATACTGGATTATCGGAAAATGGAATGGATTTATGGCCAGAGGTTGGATTTGAGACTAGTAGACCATACTACACTACTGATGCTCGTGGTTCTTGGAATGATGGAACACAGGGTGATTACTACGGATATAGTAGTTATGGGGATTGGTGGGATTATACCATCAATAGTAACTATTGGACACCCGGCGTTGATCCAGAATTAAAACAATCATCACATGGAAGTAATTACTTTCAAGCCTCATATAGAAGAATAAAACCACATAGATCATGGTGGTCTTTTCACTTCCCTAAAAATATTTATGTTCCTTCTAGATTTTTTGGATTGTATAATAGTCTATATGGTCCTTGGTATGAGGGTTTCACTAATTCCGGTTCGTTTACCACATATGGTTATTGGGATTATATTTGGTGGTACGGTGGAGATGTTGATAAATGGATAAGATTAGCAGACACTCCCGATACACGAAACTTACTAAGTCAAGCAGAATATGATGATAAAGTTATAATACCAAAATTTGAAGATGGATTTGTAGAAACGATGAATGTATATACAGCAGACTCTGTTGAGATTTTACATCCAGAATTGAAAAAATATTTCTCACAAGCTGCACTACATTGGATGAATTCGGACTATTCAATCTATAGACCAGGTATAATATCAGATGAACTATGGAAATATGATTTAAGCGGAGAAACTGAATATGGATTGGTGTCTCCACCAACTATATCTCCAAATTATGATATTTTTGATAATAATTTTTCTGCTCAATTTATTGTTCATGCTAGATCTACTAGTATTTGCCAACAATTCACCTGTGCAAATCCAAATGGATTAGTTAGTGGCAAAGAGTGTCCAGAAGACAATCCATATTGCAACTGCCCGGCACAAGAACATATACCAGAAGAAAGAGAACCAACTTATTTAGAATTATATCAATTATACAATGAGCTAAAAGAATGCGAATTAATTAAAGAATATCTTGGTGAAGATTATCTAGGATGTATATGGATTGATCCAAATAACCCATGCAGTTGCAATTGTCCAGAAATTGGTAAAAAGTTTTCAGAATATCTTGAGTATACTAAAACTTATGCAACATATTGGGATACACCCAAAAATACCCCACTAATAAGAAATGCCTTGATTAGTCAATTTATGTCACAGCAAATAAGTATAGGAATCATACCCAATGACAACATTAAAGTTGGAGATATGATAAGATTAGTTCATAAAAAGTTAATAACTAAGGAAGAAGATGGAGCAATAAGTGATGATAATGATTCTAAGAGATTTGATGGATTATGGATCGTCAGTGAAATAAGACACAGATTTACAAAAGAATCATCTCAAACCATGCAACTAGTTCTAAATAGAGATACTATTCCAAGGAAACCAAATTAAATGAACGATACTAATATAGTAATCAAAAATGTTTTTTCAGATTTACCAATGTTTTTGACTAAAAATTCATTTACTTCAGATTTAAATCTGACTAAAGATATGTCAGCAATTAGAAATTCTATTAAAAATATTGTTATGACTAATATAGGTGAAAGGGCTTTTGATTATGAATTTGGTGGAAATATCTATGCTTTGTTATTTGAACATGTTCAAGACAAATTTTTAATGTCTGGAGTTAAAATAAGATTGGCAAATATTATTAGTAAATACGATAATAGAGTTGCTGTTGATAAAATATTGTTTGAAACTGGTAGAAATGATATAGATATTATAATAGAATATTCAATTTTAACATTGAACACTAAAGATAAAATAGTAATAAAACTTGAAAGGTCGCGTTGATGGCAGCAAATCAGAACCAACCACCAACTTTAGGAAGTTTAGATTTTCTTGAAATAAAGAATAGTTTAATAAACTATTTAAAAACACAAAATATTATTAAAGACTATAATTATGAAGGTTCTGTAATTAGAACTTTAATTGATCTATTGGCATATAACACATTTTATTACGCATATTATACTAATATGGTTGCAAGTGAAATGTTTTTAGATTCTGCACAAAAGATAGAATCAATTATATCATTAGTAAAACCACTAGGATATACAGTAACTGGTAAAAAATCAGCAAGAGCAACAATATATTTAAGCGGTCTACTGAATGTACCAAACAATATAATTCCAAAACATTCTATATTTTATGGTGTTAACAATGATGGATTGAGTTACACATTTAGAAGTCTAAAAGATGTAGATATTGTCGATAGTCAATGTGAAATTGAAATTGTTGAAAGTAAAGAATTTGTCTACGACACAAATGCCATACAATCAATAGATATTAATACACAAAAATATTTTATATCAAATAGGGATATAGATTTATCAACTCTTACTGTTGAAGTAAAATTAAATGGTGAATCTGATTTTACTACATGGAGATTATCTGGGAATATAGGTGCTCCAAGTGACATTGATCAAAAAATATATTTTGTTGAAAGAACAATAAATGGTTATGTTATCCAATTTGGTGTTCAAAATGCATTAGGAATCTCTTTAACCTCAAATGATTTAGTGAAAATAACATATGCAGTATCATCTGGATTAGATGGTAATGATATTTTTGTTTTTAGATCTTCCGTTCTATTTGGAACTGGTAATTTTAATTTATCTATTAATGAAGTATCATCTGGTGGACTAGATGAACCAGATATCAATACAGTTAAATTTTTAGCTCCTAAATGGTTTTCTGCACAAGATAGAGCTGTAACTAAAAATGATTATGTTTCTCTTATAATGGAAGCAGGATATGCAAATGATAATCAAAATTTTGCCGTTTATGGTGGTGAGGAAATATATCCACCAAAATATGGAAGAGTTTTTATTTCTATAAATGAAACTAATCAAACGGTTATAGACAATTTAATAAATTATCTAAAAACTAAATCTGTAATCACGGTATTTCCAGAATATGTAAAACCAATACAGGTAGATGTAAATATGAGATATGCTTTTAGATATGATAATCCAAATGCCTCTGCATCAGAGAGACAACAAATACTAAATCAAGTAAAAGCATATGTTCAAAGTAACTATTTACTAGTAAACAAATTTAATATTAATGTTAAAGCATCAACGATAGCTAATGATGTTAATGAAAAGTTTTTAGAGTCTAAAATATTTTTAAATGAAGACGATTTTACCTTTTTTAGTAAAAAAACTATATTACCAAGTGATGGAGAGATAACTTTAAATTTACAAAATGAAATAGATGTAAATATTGTTGATGAAATTCCATTAACAACTGCATTTACAGACAATCAAAATAGAACAATAATTCTATATTTAAGAACTAATTATACAACCGATAGATCTAGATTTGTTGATATAGTTGCAAAGGATAGTTTTTCAAATGCTGATATTACTGGATATTTTGGTAAAGTACAGATAAGAACCGGGGTTATTTTAATACCATCTATTGCCAAAACTGCATACACATTAACTGTACCATTTTCTAAAAAATATTTTACTAGTACAAACAACAATCTAATTAGTTTATATCAAACCGGAGTTGAAATAATTTGATAATACCATTCAATAAATCTCCAAAAGGTGTAAATCATCAAATTGAAGAATTTTTTGATTTATTGCAACAATATACGGATGAACTCCCATCTGGATCAAATGTAAATCCAGAATTAAGAATTTTGTTACCCGGTGGATTGGAAGAAACTTTAAATGGATTTGCGCCATTATCTGGTTGTGGTAAAGTTTTTGATATTTCACGATATATTCCATTATGGGTTGTTTATGAAAAAACAGACGACCCAACAAAAACAAACGCAGTAAGTGTTTTTGATTTTGTCCAAAAATACTATGATTGGTTATATTGTGATAATACGGACGGCGCTCAGTACATGCTGTCTGAAAATTTATTAGATTTAATAGATATAGAAAAAACAAGATCTGAATTTTTTAATAGATATATTTTTACTTTAGTTGATGGATTAGATGAAAATATCTTAATTGACAATGGCGGTATTGTAACTTCAGATTCCTTTATAAAATTTATAAAAGGAATTAGAAAACAATTTTATCACAGAAAAACAACTATAGATGGATTAAAATATTTCTTTAAAACTCTATTTGCTGTTAGTGAAGATGAAATCTATGTCTATGAACCCAAAGAAAATTTACTAAGATTAAATGGTGGAAGATTTGTAAATAATAAATTTTCATTTGTTGGATCTACTGGAGATTATTCTAGTGTAAATAGTCTTGCTGGATCTTATTTAAATAATGCAAGATTTCATGACAATGACTGGATACAAGAATACTCATATCTCTTATCAGTTGGTATTACTTCTGGATCGTATATTCCAGATTATTTAAATGCCGCACATCCAATAGGTATTAAGGTTGTATTTGAGCGTAAAATAACTGATTATATTGCACCATCAGATGATGTAGTAACTGATAATGTTTGCGAAGTTCCTGTTCTTAAGAACTATGCAGCATATAGTATAAATACATCATATACATCTCAAATTGCAACAGCACCAGATGGTTCGGCTCTTTTTGGATTAACTGCGTGTATTGGGTGTACAGGGTATACTGGATTTACTGGTCCTACTTATTATTTCCCAAATTGGATAGACACAATAACTCAAACAAAATTTAATGATATAAATATTTTTGATTTCTTTAATTTATGTTTAGAGAATGGCGTAACAAGTCCAAATGAACCGTTAACTTGCACAGGTTGTTAATATGTCAATAAAATCAGATAAAATACAATCTTATTTGTCAGAAATAGGTAGTAAAAAACAAAGATACTTGCTATTAGGTACTAGTACAACAATTACAGGATCTGATAATAGCAATATGTCATCTATTAATTTATGGAAAGATTCACAAGTTACTTATAGAATAGGAAAAAATGATGTTGTTGGTGTTGTACCGAATGTAACTTGGAGACAAAGTTTGGTATTCACTCCATGGTCATCCTCTTCTATAAACACAGGTTCATTCTATGCGTATAATAAAACAAATGGAATTGTGTATTTGTGTTTATCTGATAATCTCAAAAATAGAATAGATTTGAGGGGATTGAATGCATCTAGTATAATACCAAGTCATAGCGCCGGTATTGTAAGATACAGCGATGGATATGAGTGGTTGGCTTTATATAAAATTACACCCTCTCTTAGTAGATTTGTTACAAATACTTGGATACCTGTAATATCGTTAAATGATTTTCAATTTGATACATCTATAACAAAATATTCTGAATTATTATCTTTCTGCAATGGAACAACTGGTTCATGTGGTAATTGTGGAATTTATTTTAAAAATAATAACGAAATACCTGCAACATCTACAACATATACGACATATTTAGCTGGTGACTTATATTCAACAATTTCAAATACAACATGTGGTGAGTGTTTTCACATGTTTGAAAATGATGATAATTTTATTTCTATTTTTTATGGAAGTGAAACACCAGAAGATTCGATATCTGTAAAAGATAAATTAGATGAAATAGGGGAATATGTTGTTAATAACGAATTACCATCAAGTTCACCCTATTATCAATTATACAATATGGCAATAAATAGTCCAGATGATGGTGCATTGTTATCTTGTTTTATAGATTTATCATCTTTTACAGAAACAAATTTAATAGTAACACAATCAAATCCAGAAATAACAATATTAACTGCATCAGGATCGGGTGCTGTTCTTCGTTTCACAACTTACATAAATTCCAGTGGAAATTATGTTGTTGATGGAATAGAAATAGTCAGTCGCGGAACTAATTATTATGACGCGGAGTTATCAATATCCTCTTCTATTTTTCCAAATGTAGATGTTGATCTTATATTGGCAGCAATTGATATTAATTTTGATAAAATAGATAGCATTGGTATTGATCCAATATCAACACTAGAATGTAAGACAATTTCAACTGATGTAAAAATTTCTGTAGACCAATTAAGAGATAATAATTTAACTATACCGGCGCAAATTGATTTTTACGGTTTTGTTGAAAATCCTCTAATAAAAACAGCAGATGATGAAATAGTTTTTGCTGGTAAAAATATAAATAAATATCAATCATCGCTTCAGAGTAACAATACCAAAATTAAAATAACAAAAGTAGGTGGAAGTTCCCCGTCTATAGGTGATGATATTATATTAACTAATACCACAAGTTCTAATGTAATGTCAAATCTAAATGTAGTTAATACATCAAATGAAACAATAAGTGATATTATTCTAGAAGTAAATGGAGTTGATACTTCCGTATTGTCCAATTTTTCTTTGAACGGTAATTATATTACGATAGAAGATGATACTAATACATACGAAGTCACTGAGTATACTTCTGTTCCATCTATAGTCCAATACAGTGGAAATATATCTTTAACAAAAACAATACAACCACAGATATTAACCTCCGAGAGTGGTGAAGTATCAAAAATAATCAGAATTAATAGAATTGAGGCAGTCTAATGGCAGGAGTAACCCCATTTACTAGTGGAAATACACCTTTACAAAATGCACCATATTTTAGTAGAATTGCAAACACGAATTTAATAGATGATTCAACTAATGTAAACTATCCAATGTTAGCTTTTAAACCAGGCTATGCTTTGCAGGCTTCTGAATTAAATGAAATACAAGATACATTTTATATTCAAAAAACTTTATCAGATAACCTATTACAAAATTGGTGGAAAACTGGAACTAATTTATCATTAACAGGAACGGCAACCTCTGCATTATATGGTCCGGGATGGGAAGGTGCAATACCACTTAGTCCATCTAATTTTGTATTTAATGATCTTTCTGTATTGTTTTATTTTACTGGCGTTGTATCGAGACAGTGGTTTTTAGTAACTGATCCAAACACAAAATTTAAATTTTGGTGCGTTTTTGATACATCTACACTTTCTACTATTCAATTTTTTAGACAATCAATACCATCAATTTCATATCTAGGATTAAAAATACAAAGTTCTTTTGTAAATTGTTCATCTGATGAAAGTCAGCCTGGATATATTTTTAATGATAATTCATCTGGAAGTTATATTCAAAATACATGTGGAGCTAGTAGATTTAAGATACAATTATCTCAATTTGTCTCTCAAACATCATTAACTTCCGACTTTTTACCAATTATGAAAATAAGAAAAAACGCAGATCTAGAATCTCAAGGTCTATATTTAGTTCAATACATGAATAATTATTTGATTCACAAATCAGCAATTTAATGTCAATTTTATTCAGAACCAATTCCTCTGTAGATTGTAATATCTTAACTTCATATGATAAGTTAAAGCACGATTTATATACTTGGAATTATCAAGATTGGCCTACGGGAGAACCTATTTTTGGAACTATATCTCAACCGGGTCAATGGGGTGGATTATATCCAAATGGATACAATCAATCCTGTTATAGTAGAGATTTATCAATAGTCCCAGATCTCAGTGGTAAGAGTACAAGAGCGAGAAGATTCGGAGGTAGCGTAAGTGGTTGGTATACTAATTTTGGAAGACCAGCGTGCTTTCCGGTATCAAATCCATCATCCGCAACACTGATCCAACAAGAATTAGCAAAAAATATTGGAAATTGGAATTACGGTGAACCAACAGGTATATTAATTTCCCCAATGCATGTTTTAATTTGTGGTCATTTTGTTGGAAATGCCAATACAATATCATTTAACTTTTTACTTAAAAATAATCAACAAATAACAAGAGTTGGGCAAAGAGTAACCGGAAATAATGCTGGTAATTTATTAAATGGTGATATTAGAATATACAGATTAAATCAAAATGAAAAATTAGATTCATTTGTTAATCAAAATTTAATAACTATTTACGATAAATTTTTAGATAATGAAAGCCCATCAGTTTTAAATTTTTTAAATACTTTTCATTTTTTAAATCCACTGTCCCCAAGTTATACAAATATTTTATCATGGATGGTTGATGGTGCAGATAGAGTTGTTAGGGGATGTTTAAACTTTTTTAATATATCTGGAACACCTGAACAAACTACAAGAATCTTATTTGAAGTTAGACCTGATTCTTTATTTTTATATTTACCAAATGATACATCCCAACCATCATCAACTTCTATTTTTAGTGGAGATAGCGGTAGTCCGAAATTTGTATATGATATAAACACTAATAAAACTATTTGTGTTGGTTTAAATTTAGGTGGTGAACTAGAAGTAATAGAAAATCAACAACCAAATTTAAATAACTTTACTTTAATAAATCAAGAACTGAATACATTTGGATATTCTATAAGTAAATTAAATATTAATAATGTCAGACTAGCAACTTTAGGGGATGCTATTCCCTCTTTACCGAATAACAATCAATCAAATTACATACCATATACTAATACATTTGATAATATAATCAGAACACCACTATATAAATATCCCTATAGTAGCAGGATTTACACAGATGCTTAATAATTATTCCCATATAGGGTTTTTACCCGGTAATTCATTACAATCTTCGGAAATAAACGAAATTCAAGAAAGATTTTATCTAGATCAAACTTTGGATAATATTTTTTTATTTAATTGGTTAGTGTTTACGGAAAATTATTCCAATATAACTGGAAATTTAAATGATTTATATTATGGATCTTCTTATTATAATTCTATACCAATAAATCCAAATTTAATAGAATCCTATTATTTGGATAATTTGATTACAATAAAAATAAAAACTGGATGGTATAAAATAAAACACTTAACGACAAGTGAAATTGCTATATGGGTTTATTTGAATGAGGATAAAGAAACATCATTTCCTATTAATATACCATCAGGTAAATATGATATAGGATTAGATATTAGTTTTGAAGAAGTTTTATGTTCCTCTGACGAAGCGGATGAGGGATATTTTTTCAATAGTAATGTTGGTGGTTATATTGAATCATGGATTCCCGGTTCAAATAGATTTAAACTGACAATAAATAATATCAAACTAATATACCCATTAGAACAAAATTTATCAAATATCGTTATAGGTAAAGTTAGAACAGGAATTGATAATATTCCATCTGGAACCTTTTTGATACAATATAATAATAATTATAAGATAAATAATATAGTTACTACTTAAATAAGAGGATACAATGCCAATTACTTCGACTTATCAGATAGCAAATTTATCAGCAAATACGACTTTTTATGATTGGTTTATAAAAGAAAATGATGAAATCATTTCCAAATTAAATTTAATGAGTGTATTCTCTGCAACTGGTGGAGATGGTATTTTAGCTACAACAGATAGCTCAGGTCTTGTAACAATTGTAATAGGTGGAACCGCCGCTAAAATAGATACAGGATTAACATTCAACGGAGATATATCCTTCAATGGATTTGTTTCTATTCCAAATATTTCATATAAAATAACTGGAATCACAACTGGTTCATCTGCTGGATTTTCATTTGGTTCTCCAGTAAGGTTTGTTGATTCATCTGATGGATATACTTTAGCAAAAGCAGATAATCAAGAAAGAGCAGAAAGTTTAGGTGTAATTTCAAGAATAACGGATACTGGAACATATGTAACAGTATTGGGTAAAATAGAAGGTGATTTTTCTGGTGTAAACGGTGGTAGTGCTTTATCACCGGGATGTTTTTACTTCCTAAGTCCATCTGTTACTGGTGGTATAAGTACAACAGAGCCAACAAATAACGGTCAGGTATCAAAGCCAGTTCTCTTATCATTGGGATCTACTGCTGGATTAGTTTTACAGTATAGAGGAAATTATATTAATAGTGCAGCAGCAGGGGCAGGAACAACAGGTGGTAATAGGATATTCATCACGATTGATTCTTCTTTACCCGGATTGACTAGTCAATTTACAGTTGGTAAAGTTTTATCATACAATCCGGCTCTAGATGAAACAGACACGGATACTATAAATTACTTCACAAATAATGGAAATAGAAATTTATTTAACGGTTGGTTCTTAAGTAGAGCTACTAATAATTTTGAAATTCCATTTGGTGGCCGAGAAGAAGATTTTTCTGTTGGTATTATTACTTCGATTACAGATCTTGGTTCGGTTTATGCATATGAAATTGCAATAGCAGGAAATGTAGAATATAGTTTAGGTTCACCCGGTGTATATTATTTAAATGCAGATTATGATGTTGATGTTGCAGGAAGCACTCAACTTATAAAATCGAGTTCTCTGAGTTATAATGGAAAAATATTTGCTATACAATATGATGTGTCAAATATCGTAGTTGTAAATAACCCAAGAAAAGGAATATTTGGCCAAAATAATGATTTTAGATTAACATCATCAGCAGGATCTTCAGTAAATACTGAAAATTTATTATTGAATGGCGATTTCTCAATTTGGCAAAGATCATCCTTTGGTAAAAACTCTGCATATACTACCACAGGTAATTTAATTTTTGCTGATATGTGGAGAAGACATGATGGAATATCGGGCGGAGATGGTACAAAAAGCTATAGTATACAGAGACAAGCATTTGCTGACATACAATCAGATGTAGAAGGTAATCCTAATTATTATCTAGATGTAAAAGCTTTAGGTCTATCAGGTGAAACTGGAAATAATCTACTCATAGGTCATGTGGTAAAAGATGCAAAATCATTTAATGGTCAATCATTAACATTAAGTTTTTACGCAAAATGTACTTATCCTGATTATGTAATCCAACCTTATTATGCAAGATACAACGGAACAACACAAATAGATTTTAACAATCTTAATGGAGAAAGCACAGTATCTCTTACTACAAGTTGGCAAAGATTTGATATACCATTTACCATAGAAACTTTACCAAGTCCAGGCTCACCCCTAGAGAATGATTATCTAGAAATAGGATTTGATTTTTATCCCCTCATAGAACAAGCAAATGCCAACTCAATACCATTAGGGCAAAATTTAGTTGTCAGTATATCATCTGTCTGTTTATTCGGCAATCAAGCTTATACATTCCCACATATTCATAAAGATTTAAATGAAAGATTAGATCACTGTCATCATTTTTATTATAGCACATATGGATTGGAAGAGAATGTATTAGATAAAAGTATGTTAAATGATATAGACGCAAATTTAACTACAAAAAATCATATAATATTACCAATTAATTATTGCACTTATATTCAATGGCCTAATGAAATGAGAACTACACCCAGCATCACCGTATATTCTCCAAAAACAGGATACACGGGCGATGCATATAATCAAACAGCAACTAGAGATCTTAGAAATTGCACAGGAACTTTAGGTTATAATGCACAGAGAAGAGTTGCAAAATTAGGAGCTAGTACAATTGATACAAATCCAACCAAAAATGGAGTTAAATTATGTGTATCGGGTGGAGCTGTTCCTTATGATAATATATTTTATCATATAATTGCAGATGCGGATTATCCAATATGAGTTGTAATTCGTCTACATTCTCATCCACTACAGTTTTCTTAGATGGAGATGATGGTGGAACCAGATTATTGATACAGATAGCAGATGCTTCGTGCACTGGTGGTGTTACAGCAGGTGATGTAATACATTACGATGCCCTAACTAACTATTATACAAAATCTATTGCAGATAATCCTCCCAATTCTGAAGTTTTTGGGATTGTTGAATCTGTAAATATAGATGGATCTAAAAATGTTATAATATATGGATCTATTAATTTACCAAGTTCAGCAATAGAAGATATTCCTGTTGGCTCAACTGGTGCCGGTGGCGGATCTGATATTTATTTTTTAAGTCCAGATAATGCTGGTAAATTAAGAAATACATCACCAACAGAATTAACACAAATAATAAAACCAATATATCAAACAGCTCCGCATGGTAATGGTTCATATACTGGTATTGTTATGAATTATATTGGATATAAAGTTCCATCAGAAATTTCAATATATGTGCCAGAAAATAGATCAATACCTATTGGAAGTATAGAATACTACATGAGTAGTAGCATAAACGGCGAATCTACAATTTCTTCTAATTATGCGATAAATCAAATAACAACGACTGTAATTGGACAAGATTATTTACGATTTAAGAATAAATATTCAAATAGATTTGGTAAAAAATTTATTGGATATATTACACCTATTCCAATTAATCGAGGAACAGTTAGTCCGGTTTTTTGGCCAGCATGGAATCCAGAAGCATTTCAGAATCAACCGATTAATTGTAGAATATCAGATCCACCTAGCGAGAATGGTGGTCTTGGAATAGAAAATCTTGATATTAATATAAATCAAGGAATAATTTATTTTGATTCTATAGTACCAAGTAGTTCTGTTGGACCAGACTCTCCCCTTATTGTTAATGGAGAATATTTTATAGAATTGTTACCTAGTCTTGTACCAATTGGTGGGTTTCGTCTATTAAATGTTCAGGAATATTCTGATTTAACTACAGTTCCCTCAATAATGAATCCTTTACGGGGGTTTTCCAAAACAGATCAAGATAATAATACAATATCAAATGCATTTGATGATACTTGGATTACATTATTATTAAAAATAAAAAATCAACCTGTTGTAAATAATCTACAAATTTTACAAGCAACAACGGTTAATACTTCAAATTTAATATTAAATGGATCAGACATCATAACAACTATAAATGATTTAGAATCTAGAATTGAAATAGCAGAACAACAAATAAATAGATAATATGCCCTGCAATACATCAACTAATATTATTTCTGGAGTTTCCAAACTAAATGCATATAAAGAAGCATCTAGATTAGTAATTGTTATTTCAGAGGAATTGTCACCATCTATCGGTGTTGGTGATGTCATCCGATATGACTCAATAGATAATATCTATAAATTATCGGTTGCAAACGGTACAGTTGAATCTGAAGTTGTTGGTATAGTTGAATCTATTAATACAGATAATTCTAAAAATGTTGTAATATATGGTTCTATAAATTTACCATCACAAAATTTAATATATTTAGATGCAGATCCAACAGGTGCTAGTGGTGGAAATGATATATTTTTCTTAAGTGATACTGTTGATGGTGGATTACAAAATCTAGCACCAAGTGGATCGACATCAATTATAAAAGCGGTATATCAGATTGCTCCTCATGGATCATACACCGGTATTGTTATTAATAAAATAGGTTATTCTATAGGTGGACCTATTGTAAATAATTTATTAAACGATCAGGATGATATCGGGTTTTTGCACAAATACTTAGCATTAGCTAATGATACAGATATTACTAATTATCCGTTTTATGTTGTTAAAAAATCTCCAAATGGTTTATATGGAATTAATTCTATCAAAAAATCAGAAAATTTAGATTATTTTAATAAATATGGAGTTAATTTTGGTTACATCGAAATAAGTAAACTTTCACCAGAATTTCCAGTAAATTCTAATATTTTAAACTGGTTTCTTTTTGATTATTATCAACCAAATTCTAGCTTTTTTAATGGACAAGTTACCTCCATAGATGCCATAGAAAACACCATAACAATAACAAAAGGATCACAACCAAATCAAATAATTCCAACTCAAACAATTAATCAAGGCAATTATAGATATTGGATTGAATCGAGTCCAACTACAACACAAGTAGCAATAAGTCAAGATAATGTAACCAATTCATCAGCATATCTGCAAACACCAATAACTTTCATAGAAAATGATATTGATATCATTGGTATTCCTATTTTGAATCCAGTAACAGCATCAACAAGTATATTCGATGCGGCTGGAATTCTTATTCCAAACACAATATTCACTGTTAATTTTATAATTAAAAAAGAAAATTCACAAGCAGCTTTAAATATACCAGCAAATTCATTAATTAATCAATTGAATGTTGTTAATTTAAATGTTGGTGATATAACTATTTCAGATAAATTATTAGAATTAGAAAATAGATTAACTTACATAGAAAATAGATTGTCGATGTAGTATGCCATGTAATAACTCTTCAAATATAAATATCAGAAAAACATATATAACGATTACTAACGGTGGTTCTCGTTTAATGATAACTATACCAGATAGTAAATGTGCTGTTGGTGTTACTTATGGTAGCGTTATAAGATACGACCCAGAAGCAAATTTTAATACTGGTCTTTATAAATTATCAACAGCTAATAATATACAATCATCCGAAGTTGTTGGTATAGTTGAATCTATTAATACAGATAATTCTAAAAATGTTGTAATATATGGTTCTATAAATTTACCAAATTCTTCTATAGAAAATGCAATAGTTGGTAGTAGTGGTGGATCTGGTGGTGCAGATATTTACTTTTTAAGTTCAACAACATCAGGAAAATTAAATAATTTACCCCCAACAGAATTAACTCATGTAGTAAAACCAATATACCAAACAGCTCCACACGGCAATGGTTCATATACTGGTGTGGTTATGAATTATATTGGATATAAAATAGACGGAGCTGACTTCTCTTCCCCACAAGCAAATGTTGTTAATAATTTCGTGGGAAATACTAATATAATTGACCCCGACTCAAACTCAGGTGTCGGTTTAATAAAATTTATGTTAGTAGATACTGAATTAGGATATCAGATCCCAGAAACATTTGTTGATATGACTATATCACACATATTACCACAAACAGAGTATCCAGATTATTTTAATATTTTTAATTATTATAATTTTGTTTATACATTTGGAAATCCGGTAAGTAATTTATCCCCCCCGAGTAGACTATTCATAGAATATTGTGTTTGTGATTCTACACATATAGTTAATTCAGCAAATATAGGTAAATTTATTTTTAAACAAAATGATGTAGCTTATTTCGTCAAAATAATAGATTTTGATCCCGTAAATAACGCTTATATTTTATCACACAACATGTCATCATTGACTGCTAATGTAACACGAACCTCAACAGAACAACCAACCTTTAATTATGGTATTAGCAATACTGCGGCCAATCCATTATCTGTTGCTGGATTCTTTAGATTTAACACAGTAACTCCATATGGATTTCACACGCCAATTATTAAATTTAACAATACAATTTTTGATTCATATGGAAATAACACCGCAACGACTTCTAATTATAAAGTAATACCTTTACTAAAAGTTAAAAAAGATATACAGGGTGGAGCATCGTTAGTAGAAAATAATCAATTTGATGTTGATACATTATTGATAAATAATGAAAACATTAATTTTATTTTAGAAAATTTAGAAAATAGATTACAAGAAGTAGAGACAAGGCTCTTGATTACATAATATGCCAAATTTTATATACGGTAGCAGTCCTATAACAAGAACAAATGTTTCCTATTCCTATGGATTTACAGGTCCCACAGGAAACACAGGTCCTATAGGTCCAACAGGCCCAACAGGACAATCCATAACAGGACCAACTGGTAGCACCGGGGGAAATCTACTTAATATAATTCAAAATCAAGATGGAACTTTAAAATTCTTATTTAGCGATGGGACTATATTAGGAACAACTATGCCTATAGTTGGTCCAACTGGAAACTTTTATTTATCTGGTAGCGGTTATAGTTTAGCAGAAATTAATATTTTAGCTAATAATGAAACTTTAGCATCATATACTGATATAAATGGGACAGTACATCAAGTAGACATAATAAACTTTAAAAATATAAAAACAAACAGCTCTCCATTTATTTCTATAACTGATGATGGAAACACAATAACAGTTAATTATGATTTAGTTGGACTAGCATTTATTGATGCTGAAGGTGAAATAGGTCGACTATTAAAGAATGCAACTGGTGACATTCAAGTAGGACAAACTGGAACTTTCCACGATCCATCTAATAAATCAAACGATCTTCAAATATCAAATGTTAGCAATCGTTTAATAATTAAAAATTCATATGAACCCGCTAATAGTGGAACTAAAATTTGGTATTTAGATTCTGAAGAAGGAAATGCATTTTATTTAAATGGAGCAAGCGCAGCGAATGGATCTTGGATAATTTTAAAAAATCCAAGAGATTCAAATATAACAACGGCAATAACCGTAATTACTTCACCGGGAATGAACACTCAAAAACCTGTTGAATTTTATTACACTAAAAATAATTATTCCACTAGCATACCTGCAAATCTAAATTTCAGAGAAATATCATCGGTAATATGGCCATACGGCGATATACCATGTCTTACTGAAAAACATGATGTGTTTAATTTTATTTCTATAGGTGGAGTGTGGTATGGTTCTTTAATCAGAAGAAATATCTATTTAGATAGTAGGGATTTATATTTTGATTATGTTCCTGGTCAAGTCCTGATAAATGATCCTTATAGAGAAGGTAGTGATTTAATACTCATTGACGATATAACTATAAGTGAACTAACTTCATGTAGACCTGTTGGTGCATTTTTTGCAAATGTTGGAGAGAATTATTCAGCAATAACTGGAGCTTGTTGCACCCTAAATTGCTCATGTGTCGAAAGTTTTAATAGTCAATGTATTGGTTATTTTATTCCGGGTATAACTTGTTATTCTGGAATAACATTTTGTACTACCTATGGTTCTTGTTGTTTGCAAACTGGCGATGGCCAAATTTTACCATGTCAAGAATTATCATATTGTGATTGTGTAACAATTGCTACTAATTCGAATATGTCTTTTGTTTGGAATGAATTTAAAGGATTAAAACAAAGTTGTAACGATTTTGATTGTTCAATCTCGTTCGAGGGATTTGGAGCTTGTTGTGATGGATATGGTAACTGCACAATAACTAGAAGTGATAATTGCAATGGATATTATCAGGGAATAGGAACAAAGTGTGTAACTTCTACAAATAAATCAGTTTGTTCAGATGGTTATGGTGCATGCTGCGACTCGGGTATAACTTGTAATAGTGGTTATACTGCATCTCTATGTTTATCTGAAAATAAAACATATTTTGGTGATGGAACTGAGTGTGAATATTCAAATTGTTCAACTAACAATATTTCTTGCTATGGTGTTGTTCAAGGACAAACTTTAAAAATTGGAGATGTTTATTCTGACGGAATAGTAGTTGGAATATTTGATCCCAAATCATCAAATTGTTTTGGTAATCCAATATTTGGTGCATCTGCACAAGCATCATCTTATGAAAGTTTAACTACATCAGGTGAGGAAACCGCATGTGGATTATATAAAACAAGATATGATTATGTTGGATATGGATTTACAGGTGCAGATGGATTGTGTGAAGAATCCGGGGATTCTTACATTATGTTACTCAGTTTACATCCAATAGTTCTAGACTCAAATAAGAATATTGTTTCGTTTGGAGATACTGCTGGTATTGAAATGGATTTTTCTTGGAGTCATGGTGGAAATTATTGGGGACCAATTTTTAACCCACAAACAGGAATTGATGAAGAATTTAGTCCAATTTCATTATCTTATAAAGAAGGATACATTTACGATTATAATGATATTAATACTAAGACAAGTTTACCGTATATGTCATTTGCTGGTTGTGGTGTATCACGAACAACAGATGATCCCAAAAATTGGCAAGCAAAAAATCCAAATATTTCATTTAATGGGAAGTGGTTTAGAAATTATGGATTCATGAATAGTGTAAGAATGCTAAATGCAGAATATTCATATTATTATGGAAAAACTGGAGAATATTATACTTCAAGCACTTATCAAATAGTACAGAATGCAATCAATGTCACGGCGTCTAGAGCGTTGGCTCTATATAATAAACAAAAATCAGAAACAAATACTTTTATTTCTGATTGGTTTATTCCTTCTCACGATGAACTTGCATTTATTGCAAAATCGTCATTAAATACAAATATTGAAGAAAATATTAATATTAAACTTTTACAAAATGGTGGAACTCCGTTGGATGGATGGCATTGGTCGTCAACTGGTTCATTTACAGAAGGTAGCAATGAATATATATTAAATCATCCAGATGGAATAACATATGGAACATCTGCTTGGGCTATTAAATTTGATTCTAATGGAAATTCTGAATTGTATAAAGTAGCAAAAGCAAATAGAATTTCAAATAAATATAAAGTTAGACCAATAAAAATGATAAGATGTGATGGGGTAAATGTTTCCAATCTCGCATCAAATAATATTTTCTGGAGAATGGTGAACTTCGAAGAATATATAACGGAATTAGAATGATATACGGAAGCTCAACAATAAATTTAACAAATCAGGGATCTTGTGGTTCATTCACTGGACCCACAGGACCAATAGGTCAAACTGGTCCAACCGGGCCAACCGGAGGATCAATAACGGGTCCAAAGGGTCCAACTGGTTATGGAATAACAGGAGCAACTTACAATATATCTTCACCCGGTGTTACTTTTTATATAGAAAATATATCACCAATTAATATTAATTTAAGAGGTCCATCTGGTGCAAACGGTACTGGATTTATTGTTTTAAATGGTGTAACAACAAATGGTACTTCTATTTTAATTTCAGAAGATTTATTTGAAATCACAAATAATGAAGTAATTATTGATCAAGATGAGACTGCTTATTTTAAAAGTATATTATTTGATAGCATAAACGGTGAAATACAAAATTCGTCAGAAACATCAAGTTTAATATCAGTTCATGGTAAAACATACGATATTTACCCGATGGGTAATACTGGTGAGATTCTTTATCTCACCACAACTAATGAAGCTCGAGGCGCCCGAGGAACTTCGTGGGATGCCCAAACTAATCAGTTATTTTTTACATTAGACGCTACACGACTACCAATATATGATAATGATAATGTAATAATAGATTTAGGAACAATATTTGATTTTGGTTGGCCAATTCCAGGTCAGGGAATAACACAAGGTTCTGAAACTGTTTTTACACAAAATATATTAGGTGCAACTTATGGTAGAATACAAAATCAAATTATTTTTGAACCACCTTTAATTACAAATAGTCTTGGTGACTATGTACAAGATAGGTGGAAATATATTGTCGGTCCTGATAACCATAGTTATTTTTATTATAAAACATTTTTAGGACAAAGTGGTGGAGAAAATCTTTATTATTTTTCAAATCCACTAGAAAGTTCCCCCACTAGTAAATTTTTACCTCAACGATTACCATCTGATTACATAGGTTCATGCTGTTTATGTTCAATTAATGATCCTACAAATAAAAAATGTATAGATTATGTTGGAAAAGAATATTGTATAAAACAAGGTGGTCAATTTAGTACACGATCCTGTGAAGAAAGAGATGGATTGGGGGATTGTTTTACTGAAGGAGCGTGCTGCTCAAATAATAAATGTAATAATACTTCATTTGAAACATGTTCTAAATTTGGGGGAGTATTTTATCCAAATGAATTATGCGGTAAAACAATTGTCGCCGGAAAGGAAGTATTTAATTGTCCATCATCTTGCCCCAGTGCTCAAAAATGGGCATGTTGTGTAAAGGGTAGATGTTATAATTTATCAGAAGCAGAATGTGTTTCTATACCAGATAGTACATTTTTAAATAATACAGTTTGTATAGGTGAAGAGGATATACGATGTTGTAATATTCCATCATATAGTGGAGCTTGTTGCTATAACAAAGTTTGCGTGAATAATACCCATCCTGGAACCTGTAAGCAACAGGGTGGTGTATTTATGGGACTGGGGACACAATGTGAAGAAATAAGTTGCTGTGGTGTTTCATATACCCCAGATTATTATATTGATGATCTTTCGTGTAGAGCAAGTATAAATGATGCCTGTTATGAAGTTGGAACAAGAGTCGGTGGTGGATATTTAGTAGGAATAATTGGTGTACCAAATCCATGTGAAATTTTTCAAAATCCAAGAAAAGCTTTTGGAGAGCCTGTAGAATGTTTATGCAATCCGAGAGGAAATGTTCAGGGGGATTTAGCAGAACAGTGGAAATTTAAAAATTGCAAAAAATATGTAGGTGTTATTCCACCAGATCGAGATGAGTTTGGTAATATTTTTACAGCATCGCAAGAATATGTTGCTAGAACACACCCACTAATACCCGAAGAAGCTTCTTTTGCAAATAAGTGTTTATTTAAAGGAGGAGCTCCATATATACACCAATTAACAAATGCCGTTGCAAACGGAGAGGGTGTAACATGGCCACATGCATCGTTCTTTTTTGGCACAGATTCCTATGATGGATTTGCTGGACCATGGGCATTTGATAATCAGACATGCAATGCCATTAGTGAAGTTTCTGGTTTAGGTACACCATCCTCTGAACTATACAAGTATTTAAGTGAAAAATTTTATGGATCTAGATCAGTCCATATTGCATGGGCCCTTATAATGGCTCCAGAGGATGTTAAATATGAACTTAATAGTCAAGAAGAAAAACAAGTATCATGGTCTGGTATGTTTGAAACTAGACTCAAAGGAACCACTCCAACTACTAGAAAATATTTTATAGAACCCGTATCAACATGCATTGTAGATGGATTATTGAGCACACGACTACATGACGCTTATTCAAAAAGCAAACCAGAATTGTGGTTTAGAGATTACAATGGTGATGGAAAAGATGAGAATTGCTATAGAAGATTTGATAGCGATTTAAAAAATCTATGGCCTTCTAATGCAAATAGACAAGAAGTAGAATCTGATATAAATGAATTTAAATATCAATATACCAGAATGTGGGACAATCAAAATTCACAATCTACAGCAGTTAAACAAATTAGTTTATGGAATGAGCAAAATAAATATGGATTTGATGATTGGTATATACCCAGTATAACAGAGTTGAATTATATTGCCGCAAATTTTGATTTATTGAATCAAACTATTCTATTAAATGGTGATTTAACACATGAACCATTATCTAGTACAGAATATTGGTCATCAACTAGTGTCGGTAGAGTTGCAACTTGGGATGATTTTAATCATACAAATAAAAGATCGTATGTTTTGGAATCTACAGCGAATGGAGTTGCAAATAATCAACAGTATAGTGGATTGTTAAACTCATTACCAAATATTCCAGTAAATTCCGTATTTGATTTAGCACATCAGAATATAAATGGTCAAGGTATGTTAGTGCAGAATTTTAATGACATAAATAATCCACAAACATATCTACAAAAAAGAACAGATGTAGCAAATTTAAGACCTGTTAGAAGAATACCTATAGTTTTGGGAATATCAAATTTGGATATTCCCCTAGAATACGATTCTTATGATTTTTCTTCGTGCAAGAGTTGCTTGGGTTATGGTAATTCTGGATCAACAGGTAACGGTGGCAGTGTGGGTGGCGTTACAACAATACCAGTTGGAACAATTACTTCAGGATAAATAAATATATGGCAAATAGTCCGATTAGTACATTAATTATTAAGGGTTTACAGGGCCCAACAGGTCCAACAGGTTCTACGGGTCCAACCGGAGCAACTGGAGCTACTGGTGCAACTGGATCTACTGGTGAATTTGGTAAATACATTGTTGGATATTCTAATAAAGATAATAATTCTTTAGTATTAGTATTATCAGATGGATCTACTCTAGGGGTTTGTGGTGATTTCAAAGGCATAACAGCTCAAGTTTATATCGAAAACGCTCAAAGTTTAGGAAACGGTTTTGATATATTCAACGAAATACTCTCCGGTCAACTTCGAATGAAGGGATTATCGGGAACCGGATCAATAGTTATAACAACTGATGATAATTTTGTTTATATTGACACCATCTATTCGGGAGCTACTGGTAGTATAGATTCATTAAATCTAATAGATGAAAGTTTAATGTATCTAAAATCACCAACTGTAGCAAGTAGCACTCCTTTAATATTCACAAATAATGATAATGGTAGATATGGCAATCTTGACTTCAATAATGGAATCACTGCATATAATTTAAATGATGGTGCGAGGATACAATATGTTGGACCTATAGAAAAAGGTCAATATGTTGGAATAACAGGCGCATTGGAAAATTTCACAAATGGAACAACTGGTGGAATATATCTAGATTTAAATAATGGTGGTGTTTATGTACTAAGTACACCAATTGGAATAATTGGATTTACTGGAACATTTAGAAAGAATGAAGTAATAAGTGCAACTCTTATATTCAACACAGAAGATATTTGGGCATTTCCAGAAAATGTTTATTTTCAACAAAATGAAAATTACTACTCATGTGGTAGAAGCATAACAAATATTACATCTTTTAATGGTGGAGATACTTGGAACGCTATAGTTTCTTCTCGTGGATTAGATGTTGATTTAACAAGAACAACAAAAAATAATCCACAGATAACAAGATTAACGCTCAGAGATATATGTGAACCTTCTTTTGGTAGAGGATCATGCTGCTATACGAAGTACCCAGAGGGAATAATAACATGTGAAGATTATGTTACTCGTTCATATTGTGATTCTATTTCTGGTCAATTTAATACACTATTACCATGTTCACTGTCATGTGGGTATACTGGCGGTATGTGTTGCTCAAATGGATTTTGTTTAGAAAACATACCACCACAAGATTGTGATTATTTTGGTGGAAGATACTATGCTGGAATAAATTGTGCAACATATAAACACGACCCAAACGGTCCAAATTATGGTGTAGATAATATAGAAGATGGTAGATTATGCTATAATTATTGTGAAAATGTACCAATTGCTTGTTGCAAAAATGGTAATTGTTTAGGTGATAATTATTCAAGAATTGAATGTGAGCAAATATTAGGAGGAATTGCTGTTTATGGTGGAGATTGTTACACTACAAATTGCTGCAATTTAAATGTGAACAAAGGAGCTTGTTGTAAATGTCAAGCTTTGCCCGGATTACCTTGCGTTGACAATTTAACAAAAAGTCAATGTCATAGTGTAGATTACAATGGCATCTTCATGGGCGAGAATGAATTATGTGCAAATGTAAATTGTAATTGTGCAACAACAACAACAGTTACTGAAATTTCTACGACTGGTATTACACAAACTGGATCGACTACAACTACTTCTACTACAACAACTACAACTATAACTTCTACAACTTCTAATACAACATCACCCCCACCGGCACCACCAACATCATCACCTCCACCGGCACCACCAACATCATCACCTCCACCGGCACCACCAACATCATCACCTCCACCATCACCACCACCGGCGCCACCACCATCACCACCACCGGCGCCACCACCACCATCACCACCACCATCACCACCACCGGCGCCACCAACATCATCACCACCGACAAGTTCACCAACCACCACGGCGCCATGCAATTTGGTATCAGCTGGATGTTGTTGTGTTGAATTCACATGGTGTGAACATATTAAGGATGCTGGAAATTATAAAATAGTTCCAAGAACGGTTACAACTAAAGTTTGCCCGCCCCCACCATATGATAAAAGCGCCGATCCAATATCTTGCGATCAATTAGGTGATTTGTGTTGGGGAGGGGATAAAAATTTTAATGAATGGGATGCAAATGAGTTACTGACATTTGCACATTGTTGTTACAGAGAAAAAAATAAAAAAGAGTGTTCTCCTCCTCCGTTAGGCTTCGGATGTCCAGATCCTTTTGGTTGCGATTTCTTGCCATCAAATTGGAAAAGATTATGTGATGATATCACATGCAATGGTAAATTCCCGCAACGACCTCTTGATGATTTATTTAATTATGTCTATTGTGAAGGTGTTTCGGCTAACCCAGATTTTGATCCGTGCGGATGTACTCCCGCACCAGTAGTGGGATGTTTTTCACCTTCTATTGATGGAAAATGTAAATTACCGCCCAGTGGTGAAGATGGTGCCACTCCTATTCCACCAAATGCACCACCAACTGCTTGCCCAGAATCAGGTGTCTGGCCACCCGGATATCAGGTCCCACCGGGGAGTACAGGTCCAATTGGATTAGGTATATCATATGGATATTGCGACCCAGAGTTAGCTGGAAGCACATTTCCGGGAAGGTGTATATTTTCAAATCAAAGACCATATGATCCGTGTGAAACCCAATGTATGGCATATGTAGATCCATGTTTATTTTCCGCTTGCATGCAAACAGTTGGTGATGATATAAATGATGCCGATTGTAATAGTGTTGGTCCATATCCACCATCAGTTGGTGAAACTGGAGAAGGATTTTGTAGAGAATGGGCTACAAGAATAGTCGGATGTCCAAATATTCCATCCCCACCACAACAATTTGCCCCACTAAATTTTGGTCAATTATTCTTTGGTGATTTATTACAAGTAAGTTTTAAATATATTAAAATATATAATCAAGATGGAACATATCAATGTATACCAGTTGTAAATGATGGCACTTTAAGTCAGTACGAGGAGTGTAATACATAAATGTCAGTTCAGTTTAGAACATCCCAACAAGATTTAATAACAGTTTCAAATAAAACTTTAAGTAAAGAAATTGGTGTTTGTTGTAAATTTGATGTAGATCAGGGAACAATTAAACAATTTTCAACTCCATTGGATTGTTATTTACAGAATGGTACTTTTTTTTATGCAGAAAGTTTAGAATCTGTAAATTGTTTTGACATAGCATCCACATCTGGAGCAGATGGTGCATCTGTTCTAGGTTGTTGTTGTGCGTGTTCTATTGCCATGAATGATGATAATTATGAGTCTCTGGTAGCACAAATGATGCCAGTTGACTCATATTGTGATAATCCCAACGCCCAACTGCCATCTGCATATAGAAATACCTTTGGTCTTAAAAAAATATCACAATGTGAGTGCGAAAGAATAGGTGGAAAATGGACAGCGGGTGAATGTCCCTCCACATTTGATACAGATGCTCAGGTTAGACAATATTGTTTCAAGAGAATGCAGTTGAGTGAAGCACCTCCTGTGGATGATGGAACAGATGATGTGCCATGTGGAAACAACGATGCAGATCAAGGAGAAGGTGGAACGGGTGTAACATATAATTATATAAATTTAAGCAGTTATGGGTCGGGGGAGATTATAGTAAGATATAATATGTTTGGTATACCTGACCGTATGGATATTTTGTATCCAGCTCCATATGGTGGAGCAACATTTTCAGATGCAATTGTAGCAGCAACAACAGATGGATTAGTTTCTGGGTCAGGGAGTATAAGTTTTTCATATACACCAGAATTTGGTGAACAGGCACCACCATCAGGATATACAGCCTCATACACAACTTTTATTATAAAAATTACAGGAAATCCAAACACAAATACCGCTTGGAACTACGCGGTTTCATGTCCGCAGGCGGGAGATGGTGGATTTCCAAATCTACCCGGACCTGGAATATCATGTGATATAGATTTAAGATTACCAAGATCATGCTGCTATTTTAATTACGATATAAATGGATTTCCTGTTGGTATCTCGTGCGAAAATGTATGTAACCCAAGAGAGTGTGAATTAAAAAGTATATCAACGAGTGTTTCTGTATATTCGGAAGGAACCGTATGTTCTCCAAATATATTATCTACCCAGATAACAAGTACACCATATTCATGTGGATCAGTTGCTTCAATTATGGCAACAAATTCTAATTTATTCAGAGATATACCATATGGAAGTTGTTATACATTAGTAGATAACGGACAACAAGGTTATTCATATGAATGTAATATAGCAGCAGAATTTTTCTGTTATGATGGATATTGGGTTAAAAATTATAATGAAACAGACTTATGTTTTAATAATAAATATGCACCACAAACACCAATAAAAAGTTTAAGAAAAGTAGAACCAGAAAAGATGTTAGAAAGTGACTTTCTAAATCTTAAAATAAGAATAGGTCAATTTTATAAAGGTGGATATTACATCGGGACTTTTCAACCCGGAAGTCCAATAACCCCATCTGGATCAACAGTATATGGATCTACTGAATTTAGTTACCCCAAAAATATAAATTCAAATGCAAATGGTAATGGCGAAAAATATAAAAAATGGGCTCTTTTTGTAGAACCAAATCAATATAATATTTCTTTATTTGAATCTGGTGAAACAGATAACACAAATTATAGTTTATTATCAATGTATGATGGATTTTATAATTGTTATGGAAATATAGAAAATTTTGGTGGATTGAAAAACAAAACGACCAATACTATTGTGGGTAAAAATAGAAAAGGTTTTGTTGATTTTTATATTCCCTCGATATATGAATTAATGTTTTTAACAAATCAAATGTTAAAAATTCAATATTTAGCAGATCTATTTAAAACTGACGGAATCTATATGACATCATCTTCATATAATAATTTTATATACACACAATATCTGTCAACAAATCCGATATATAATATAGATGAAACACTAACAACTAATTATGGTAGAGTTTTGTTAGCACAACCAACATCTTTTTTAAATTGTAAATTTTTTAGAAAAATCATATTGACATAAATGAAAGAAACATATTATGGGATGTGGATGTAATAAGGATAAAAATATGAATCAGAGTGAAAATAAAAATGATAATATTTTTCGTAAACAAGAAGTAAACACAGAAACTAATGGTGTTGCTAAAAAATTGAATATGATTCAAAGTTTTGCAACAGCTTTGACTTCCCGTGGATTTAAAAATGAAAAAGTTAGCAAGGCAACTAAACAACTTAGAGTTCTTAGTTGTTTTGGAAATCAATCGGATGGGGGCATTCTACCACCATGTGAACATTTAAAACAAAGCACAACACCCGGAAAACATTTTTGTGGTGGATGTGGATGTGGAGATCGAAAAGGAACTTGGTTAATCTCACAGGGTGATGAATACAGCAAATTAGACTATCCAAAATTAAACTGTCCCCTAGAAATGCCAGGATTTACAAATTATAAACCAGCTTCCCCGGAAGAAGCAATATCTCCAATAACCAGAAGACATTATATTGAAAATATGCAATATAAAGATATAGAAAAAATTAAAGTGAATATATTTGATCCCCCAACAAAACAAGAAAATCAACAATAAATCAAAAGAATCTCCTTATAAATAATAAGGAGATTTTTTAATGGCATCACCAAATTCAAGAGAGTCCTTAATAGATTATGCCCTAAGAAAATTGGGCCACCCCGTCATTCAAATTAATGTCGATTATCAGCAATGTGAGGATA